TGGGGCAGAGCCCCAACGCACAGACCATCATGGGGGCTATGACGGCTCACATGCAGGAGCATCTGGCGTTCGAGTATCGCCGTCAGGTGGAAGAGCAGGCGGGCGTCCCGCTTCCGCCGCCCAATGCTGAGATGGACGAGAAGACCGAGCTGGAGGTGTCTCGCCTCGCCGCTGCCGCCGCCCAGCAGCTGCTCAAGAAGAACCAAGGCGAAGCTGCCCAGCAGCAGGCCCAGCAGCAGGCACAGGACCCCATCATGCAGCTTCAGCAGGCCGAGCTGCAACTCAAGGCCGAAGAGCTCAAGCAGAAGGCGCAGAAGCTCCAGATCGACGCCGCAGAGAAGGCGGACAGGCTGGACATCGAGCGCGAGCGCATCGCCGCTCAGAAGGAGATCGCCGGTCTCAACGCTGGGGTCAAGGTTGCCACCGACAAGGCACGTCTGGCGTCAAGCGAGCAGCTCGAAGGGCTGCGTGTGGGCGTCCAAGTTGCTCGTGAGAGCATGATGAGTGAGCAAAAGCCGGCTCAAACCCCGGCGCAGGGAGAGACTGAATGAGCAACGACATCTTCCGCTATCTGGCGGACAAGAACAACGAGGAGATCAAAATCCTCTCTGACGATTTGGCGCGTGGGCACGCCAAAGACCACGGGGAATACAAGTACGCCGCTGGCGTAATTCGTGGGTTGATGATGGCTAACAGCTTCATCGCTGAAACTGCCCACAAAATGGAGACTGACGATGACTGATACAGAGGACAAAACTCTGTTCGACGAGCTACCTACCCTCCGTAAAATGACCAATGTCGAGGCGGCTAACCAGCCGGTCGAAGATAAACCCAAGCAACTGCCGGAACCATCGGGTTATCGCCTTCTGTGCGCGGTGCCTGACGTCGAGGAGAAGTATGCCAGTGGTCTGTACAAGGCGGATATCACCCGACACCACGAAGAGCTGACCACCCCGGTGCTGTTTGTGCTGAAAATCGGCCCCGACGCCTTCAAGGACCCCAAGCGGTTCCCGAACGGCCCGTGGTGCAAGGAAGGTGACTTCATCCTGACCCGCCCGATGGCCGGTAGCCGTGTGAAAATCCACGGTCGGGAGTTCCGTCTTATCAACGACGACAGCGTTGAGGCTGTTGTGGACGATCCGCGAGGCATTTCGCGCGCCTAACGGGAGCGTTTTCCCGTACAAAGGAGAGAAGTGATGGCTACCAAGCCTATTGACGACGACATCCAGTGGGAAGTCGAAGCTGAAGACGACGAAAAGCCGCAAGTGGAGGTGGTTGATGATACTCCGGAGGCTGACAGGGGCCGTGAGCCCATGCCGAAGGAGATTGTCGAGGAGCTGGAGAGCGATGAGCTCGAAGAATACTCCGACAAGGTCAAAACCCGCCTTAAGCAGATGAAAAAGGTCTGGCACGACGAGCGCCGGGAGAAGGAACGCGTCCAGCGTGAGCAGCAGGAGGCTCTGAACGCCGCCCATCGCCTGCTGGAGGAGAACCGCCAGCTGAAAAGGACGTTGTCGCAGGGTGAGCAGTCACTTGTTGGTAGCTATAAGCAGACTGCCGAGTATGAAATCGACGCCGCCCGCAGGGCGTACCGCGATGCGTACGAGTCTGGTGACGCTGACAAGGTCGTTGACGCCCAAGAAAAGCTCTCGCGGGCTACTTTGCGGCTTCAGCAGGTTGAACAGTATCAGCCTACTTTACAGCATCAGGAAACTGAGGTAAACACTGTACCGCAGCAGGTGCAACAGCCCCGGCTCGACCAGAAAACGGTTACTTGGCAAGAGAGTAATACGTGGTACGGGACCGATCCGGAGATGACTGCATCGGCTCTCGGGCTTCACCAGAAGCTCGTTAATGAACGTGGCCCGCAGTATGTGGGTTCCGACGAATATTGGACAGCCATCGACAAAACGATGCGCCGTCGATTCCCCGATTACTTCGGGGATGAAGAGGCTCCGAAATCCTCTTCGCGCGAAAACAAGAGCGCGAATGTCGTAGCTCCTGCTTCACGCAGCCGGTCCCCCAAAAAGATTGTGCTGAAACAGTCCCAGCTGGCCATCGCCAAGAGGTTGGGTCTTACTCCCGAGCAATATGCTCGTGAACTCATGAAGACGGAGAACTAATATGGCTACTCGTGATACTCATTCCATCGACGACGTCATGGAAACTCTCGGTGAAGCGCGTGCGCCTCGCCAAACGCGTGAAGATACAAAGCGTGTCGAAGTTTGGGCCCCAGCGTCAACGCTGCCCGAGCCAGACAAGCAGCCGGGTTACGTATATCGTTGGGTTCGCGTGTCGACTCTCAACGAGAAGGACCCCCGGAACATTTCGGCCAAGCTGCGTGAAGGTTGGGAACCCGTTAGCATTAACGAGCAACCCCAGTTTCGCCTGATGGTCGATCCGGACAGCCGCTTCAAAGACAACGTCGAAGTCGCAGGGTTGCTGCTTTGCAAAGCCCCGGTGGAACTGATGCGTCAGCGTAAGTCTTACTTTGCTGGTAAAAATCAGTCCCAGATGGAGTCAGTGGACAACAACTTTATGCGCGAGAGCGATGCTCGTATGCCTCTCTTCCGTGAGAAGAAGTCATCGACATCATTTGGTAAAGGCAGATAACAGGAGCTAGATATGGCATACCCCGCTATCGAAGCCCCCTACGGGCTTCTCCCGATTAACCTTATCGGCGGTCAGGTGTTTGCCGGGTCCACTCGTCAGATTCCGATTGCTGTCAACTCAGCCACGGCCATCTTCTATGGTGACGTCGTCAAGTTGATCAGCGATGGTACTCTGGAAAAGGACACCGGTACGAGCGCCGCTACCCCGGTAGGTGTGTTCCTTGGTTGCACCTACGTCGATCCGACGTTTGGTCTGACCTTCCGTCAGTACTACCCCGGTACCACGAACATCAGCGGCATCACGGCCTATGTGCTGGACGATCCCGATGCGCTGTTCAAGGTCGCCGTGGTGTCGAGCGGCACCACCATGAGCTTTGTGAACCGTACTTCGGTCGGTAACAACGCTGTTCTGGTGCAGAACTCGGGCCAGACGAGCACCGGCAACAGCCGCGTGGCCGTTAGCTCGACCACCGCAACCACTTCAACGTGGCCGGTGCGCGTTATCGACGTCATCCCCGACACCGCTAAGGCGGGTAACCCCGGTTCGTATACCGAGGTTATCGTCAAGTGGAATCAGGGTATGCACCAGTACCTCAACCCAACCGGCGTGTAAGGAGACTGAACAATGGCAATTTCACGCGCACAGCTTCTTAAGGAGCTTCTGCCGGGTCTGAACGCCCTGTTCGGCCTCGAATACGCACGCTACGGCGAAGAGCATAAGCAAATCTTCGAAACGGAAAGCTCTGAGCGTTCGTTCGAAGAAGAAACCAAGCTCTCGGGCTTCTCGGCTGCGCCGGTGAAGAACGAAGGTTCGGCCATCGCTTATGACAACGCGCAGGAAGCTTGGACGGCTCGCTACAACCACGAGACGATTGCTCTCGGGTTTTCCATCACGGAAGAAGCCATCGAAGACAACCTGTACGACTCGCTGTCGGCCCGCTACACCAAGGCACTTGCTCGTGCCATGGCGTACACCAAGCAGACCAAGGCTGCGGCTGTCCTGAACAACGGCTTCGACTCCGATTATCCCGGTGGCGACGGCGTGGCTCTGTTCTCGGCTTCGCACCCGCTGGTTGGTGGCGGTGTCAACTCGAACATCCCCGCCACTGCGGCTGACCTCAACGAAACCTCGCTTGAGGCTGCGGTCATCCAGATTGCTGCGTGGACCGACGAGCGTGGCCTGCTGATCGCGGCTAAGCCGAAGAAGCTGGTTGTTCCGCCGAGCCTGATGTTCGTTGCGACTCGACTGCTGGAGACCGAACTCCGCGTGTCGACCGCTGACAACGACATCAACGCCATCAAGTCGAACGGCTCCATCCCTGAAGGGTACACGGTCAACCACTTCCTGACCGACCCGGACGCATGGTTCCTGACGACCGATGTGCCGAACGGCCTGAAGCACTTTGTTCGTACGCCGATGGCGCAGAACATGGATGGTGACTTCGACACCGGCAACGTTCGCTACAAGAGCCGCGAGCGTTACAGCTTTGGCTGGTCTGACCCGCTGGGCATGTACGGTAGCGAAGGCGCTGCCTAAGCTAAGTCCTAGGGAAGTTTAGGACTTCGAGACCCCCCGGCGAGAGTCGGGGGGTCTTTTCTTTGTATCTGTGTCGTGCTACAAGTACGCCACTAGGTGTTTAACCCGTGTCGACTGCCCTAGCAGACGTAGTAGCGACGGCATGGGTAGGTGCTACTACACGGAGATAAATAATGGCGAATACCACGTTCAACGGTCCGGTACGTTCTGAGAACGGCTTCGAGACCATCTCGATCAACTCGTCGACCGGTACGGTTACCACGACTGCCACCTTCGGTGCGGCTACCCAAGTAACTAGCTTGGCCGCCACTGGCAACGTCACGGCTGATAGCAACGTCGCGCTTGTCGCTGGCGGCGCTTCTGCGTTCATCGCAACCAACACGGCTGCTGGTATGGGTATGTACGTCGGTTCAGGCGCTCCGACCGTGGCTGCTGCCAAGGGTTCGATCTATCTGCGTAGCGATGGTAGCTCGACGTCGACCCGTCTGTACGTTTCGGATGGTGGCACCACTTGGATCGCCGTAACCACCGCATCGTAATAGCTCGATAGGAGGGCCACCCCTATGGGTATGCAATACGATGTCAAATCCCAACACCGGTCTACTTCAGGTGTTATATACGGTTCCCGCACCCGTCTGAAGGGGGCTATCCTCTCCGCTAACGCAGCTGCGGCAGCGAGGAACGTCCTTTTCATGGACAATAATCCGCAAGCGGGTACGTATAATATCGTATCCACTACGATGACGGTTACGGTGGCTAATAGTCTCGTTGCTGGTGATACGGTATGGATGGATTTCACCAGCGGTAGCGGCGTGGACGGCGAGTACACCGTTCTTACGGCTAATGCCACTTCCTTCACGGTTACTACGGCGGCATCTGGTACGGGTAACGTGAATGTCTACATGACCGTCTTGCTGGAAGCCGATAGCTATAACGCTGTGGCGTATTCTATCCTTGTTCCCGGCGAAGGCATCCTTGCTGACAATGGGATTTACGTGGGATTGCCCGCTAACATAACTGTTACAGCCTTTTACGGGTGACATATGCAAGCAGTCAAAGGCTTCGATATGGCGGGAAAAGGGGTCTTCATCGGCCTCCCCGCCTACGACTTCAAGGTGTCGCTGAAGCTTGCGGTCTCGCTTGCTCGCTTCGCGCAGCTGGCTCCTAAGCACGGTATCGACATCAACATCGGCAGCGTCTGTGGCTGCTCAGTGGTCTCTCGGGCGCGCAACCTGCTGGTGCAGGACCTGCTGGAGTCGGACGCTGATTACCTGATGTTCATCGACTCGGACATCAACTTCGAGCCCGAAGACATCCTGCGCTTGATGGCGTGGGCGCAAGACCCCAAGTAGGGTATTGTGGCGGGTGTCCCCCGCGTCCGTGACGTCAACAAAACCTACATCGCAAACCTCGACCACGATGAAAATGGCGAGTTGACGATGAATGGTATGGGTCTTGTTCGGGCTACGCGCGTAGCCACAGCGTTTATGCTGATTCAGCGCAAGGTCATCGAGGACATGATCGCCGCGCACCCGGAGTGGAAGTACTACGACAAGCGCTGCGAGAAGACGGTCCCGGCCCTGTTCGACTTCAAGCTCACCGACGAGGGTTACATGGGCGAGGACTTCCTGTTCTGCGACCGTGCCCGCGAGCTGGGTTATGAAGTGTGGGTCGATCCGACCATCAGCCTCGGCCACATGGGTGTGCAGGAGTACACCGGTAACTTTGGGGACGACGTCCTCTACCCGATGATTGTTCCGCAGAAGGATGTAGCATGAAGCGCAAGAAGCGTTACGCTGACGGTGGTGGGGTAGACGAGGAACTCGTCGTCGAGGGTATGCGCCCTCAGAACTTCAACCTTGCTTCTCTGACTCGTGGTCCGTCCAGCGGTGGTATGGGCCCGTCGATGCCGGGTGGCGGCGGCGGTGGTGGTATGCCCGCTCCTGCAATGGGCTCGGCTCCGGCTCGTGCTCCTATGCCGATTGGCCGTACTGCCGGTTATCTGGGCCCCACCATCCGTGGGGAAGGCGGCGAGCGCGTGTCTATGGGTATGGGCCGGCGCGGCGCTATCGGCGCAGGCGCGTCTATCCCCTTTAAGAAGGGCGGCAAGGTCAAGAAGATGGCCAAAGGCGGTTCCACCGCCTCCAAGCGCGCAGACGGCTGCGCCACCAAGGGTAAAACTAAAGGAAGGTTTGTCTGATGGCTAAGCTCGACCCCGCAAAGGTATTGCTCGGACCTCTCGCTGGGGGGACCATCTATGACTCACCCGTCGCGCATCTTCTTGGTATCAAGGACCCAGCCGAAAAGCGTCGTCTCGCAGCTGAAGCGGAAGCGGAAGCAAAAAAGAACGCCGCCCCCAGCATGAAGCGCGGCGGTGCGGTCAAGAAGATGGCCAAGGGCGGTAGCGCCTCCAAGCGCGCTGACGGCTGCGCCACCAAGGGTAAGACGAAGGGGCGGTTCGTATGATGAAGAAGCGCAAGTTCGGTTCGGGTGGTATGCCGTCGATGAAGGAGTCGATGGAGTCGGGCAACCGTGTCTCGCGTCAGGTTGGCGCTGAGACCAAAAAGCTCATGCCCGCTACGCGGAGCACCCGCCCGTCAGTTGGCGATGCCATCGCTTCAGGTAACCGCATGTCCAAGAAAAATGCCGAAGACCTGAAGGCCGTCAAGAAGTACGCCAAAGGCGGTAAGGTCCAGACGTCGTCGGACACCGCGCGCAAAAAAGATGCCGACAGAAAGGCTGCGGAAATCGCGCGGAATATCGCGCGCAAGAAAGATGCCGACAGAAAGGCTGCGGAAATTAAAGCCCGTGGCCCGAACAATGCTTACGGGACTATGGAGGCTCGTGATAAAGTTCTGCGCAAGGTGCAAAACGATATTGAAGCTAGGGATCGGGCCGACGAAGATGCCGTAAAAAGAAAGCCTGTGGGTGTGGATTTTATTTACGGGGAACCCGCAACTTACCGCGAAATGTCCAAGATGGAAAAGATGGCTTACGACGACCAAGCCAAGCGGAGTGGTTATAACGAAGAAGGCTCGTTTGGTCGGAGGCATATTGTTTCCGGCGTTAAAGGGACTGAAGTGTTTCCGGATGCGCGAAAGCGTGGGATTAAGCCCGCTGACCCATTCGCCAAGGGCGGCTCCGTCTCCAAGCGCGCTGACGGCATCGCCACCAAAGGCAAGACTAAGGGGAAGATGGTCTGATGGCTAAGACCCCGGCTTGGACGCGTAAGGAAGGCAAGAACCCCAAGGGTGGCTTGAACGCCAAGGGGCGTGCGTCCTACAACAAAGCCAATCCGGGGAAGCCGGGGCTCAAGGCCCCGCAGCCTGAAGGTGGTGCCCGTAAGAAGTCCTTCTGTGCCCGGATGTCTGGGATGAAGAAGAAGCTGACGAGCTCCAAGACCGCCAACGACCCGAACAGCCGCATCAACAAGTCCCTCCGAGCGTGGAAGTGCTGACATGACTGACGACGCAAAAACTGCGCTCGACACAGCCTCGGTGTTCACCGTTGTTGGAACTTTAATGGATATGCTTCCGGCTGTTGCCGCCATCTTCACCATCATCTGGACTGGCATCCGTATTTATGAGACGGATACGGTGCAAAAGTTTCTCGGAAAGGACTAACATGCCTAGCAAGACCCCCAAGCAGAAGAGCTTCATGGCCGCTGTGGCCAACAACCCCAAGTTCGCCAAGAAGGTGGGCGTGGCCCCCAAGGTCGGCAAGGAGTTCGCTATGAAGGACAAGAAGATGGGCATGAAGAAGATGGCCTCTGGCGGTCTGGCTGGCGGTCACAAGGCTGCTGATGGTGTTGCCAAGAAGGGTAAGACCAAGGGCAAGATGCCCAAGATGGCCATGGGCGGAAAGAGCTGCTGACATGCGACCGAGTCGGGGTATGGGTGCCATAGCGGCATCCAAGATGCCAAAGGCGAAGACTATTCGTCGGAAGGACAACCCCGGCGAGGTCACCATGTACGCCAAGGGCGGCAAGGTTAAGGCGAAACGCATGGCTGAAGGTGGTAGCGCCAAGGACGCGTGCTACTCCAAGGTCAAGGCGCGTTACAAAGTCTTCCCTTCCGCCTATGCCTCGGGTGCTATCTCCAAGTGCCGTAAGGTCGGTGCCAAGAACTGGGGTAACAAAGGTGGCGGTTCGTAAAACCGAGAAAGGCGCTTCGCTCAAGCGCTGGTTCCAAGAGGACTGGAAGGACGTCCGCACGGGTAAAGCCTGCGGGCGTCAGCCGGGTGAGAAGCGCGGCACACCTTATTGTAGACCCAGCAAGCGTATTTCTGATAAGACCCCCAAGACGTCGTCAGAGATGACTTCAACGGAGAAGAAGACGCGTATCGCTCAGAAGAAACGGTTGGGGCAACCTCCGGGTGCACCTAAGCGTGTACAGGCAGCGCGTAGACAGAAAGGGAAGTACGATGGGTAAGCCGGTTGCAGGCCAGCTGGGGCAACCGCAGATGGGCGGCGGTTTTGGTGGCCAACAGTCCCCGATGCTGCAAAAGCCGATGCAGCCGATGGAACCGCAGATGCCGCAGCAGAACCTCGGTGGTTATGGCGGCGGTATGGGCGCGTTCCAAGACTTCATGCGTCAGCAGCAGCAGGCTTCGCAGATGCCGCAGCAGCCCGCGTACGGGGGCTTTGATAACGGGATGACTATAAGCATTGCCCAGCCGCCGCAGCAGAACCCCGGCGGTTTCGGTAACCAGCAGCAGTCGCAGTTGCAGCAGGCGCTCCAAAGCTTCAGGGGCCAGCAGCAGATGGGCCAGCAGGCTCCGCAGATGCCGATGATCGGGCCGGGTGGGGGTAACCGCGACTTTTATGATCGACAGGTATCACCCGAGCAACGTGCTAGGAACGAAGCCGCTATGGCTGACGGTTCATATGCCGCTCACTACCAACAGGCAACCGGTCAGCCCCTCCCGCAGCAGCTGCCGTCGCCGCCACCGCTGATGCGAGATTCAGGCGGGATGCCCGCAGTGCCTTATTCGCAGCGGCAGCCACAGATGCCGATGGTAGCACGGCAGCCATCGCAGGTGCCACAGATGCCGATGAGAGCACCGCAGCAGGTCAGGCCGGAGCCGCCGCGTATGCAGGCTATGCGCGGTATTCAGCAGCTGGCTAACCGCCAGAGGGGTTACAACCGCTAATGACTACGACCAGCACGGCAGAGTTTAATCTGGACCTCAATAGCCTCATCGAAGAGGCTTTTGAGCGCTGCGGTGCTGAGCTGCGCACGGGCTACGACTTCCGCACGGCGCGGCGCAGCCTGAACCTGCTGACCATTGAGTGGGCCAACCGGGGGATAAACCTGTGGACTCTTGAGCAGGGGTCGATCCCCATGGTGCAGGGACAAATCACCTACGACCTGCCTGTGGATACAATTGATCTTCTGGAGCAAGTTATCCGCACCAACGCGGGTTCGGGTCCGAACCAGATCGACATCAACATCACCCGCATCAGCGCCGATACCTACATCACGATCCCGAACAAGAACGCGCAGGGGCGTCCTATTCAAGTGTGGATCAACCGCCGGTCAGGTGCAGACTACCCAGCCACGGGGGTCGCTAACCCGCAGATCAACGTGTGGCCCGCCCCGGACCAGAACAACTACTACACCTTCTTCTACTACCGCCTGCGGCGTATTAAGGACTCCGGTACGGGCGTCAACACACAGGATATCCCTTTCCGCTTCCTGCCGTGCCTCGTGGCGGGCTTGGCGTATCATCTCTCGTTGAAAATCCCCGACGCGCTGGAGCGGTCCATCATGCTGAAGCAGATGTACGACGAAGCTTGGCAGCAGGCTGCCGATGAAGACCGAGAGAAGGCCGCCCTGCGAATTGCTCCACGCCAGTATTTCCGATAAGTTATGCTACACGGCCCATCGTTCTTGGCATGGGCTGCGGGGTTTTTCGACGGCGAAGGCTCTGTTTTTGTTGAGATATCTAAGAACAAAAACACCCGGCGTAGAGTACGTACCTTGCTAACCGCGTCTGTTACTCAGACGTCTACTCCGTGTCTGAACTTGTTCAAGGAGCATTTTGGCGGTAGTATAGCGCCGATAACCAAAAACCGTCGACACCACATGAACAACTCTGTCTGCTACGTGTGGCGCGTACGTAGTAAAGATGTGATAGCGTTCCTTGAAGCCATAGCCCCTTATGTGGTAGTGAAGAAGGAGCAAGTAGAGTTAGCGCTTCAGTACCCACTTACGCCAGCAGACGGCAGGAAATATGCGGGTCCCTATAACCCACTGCCTGACGAGGTCCATAACCGGCGTATGGAGATTGGGCAAAAACTCAGGGACATCCGGGCGTCGATGAAGACGGCTTCGGCAGTGAGGGAGGATATAAGTGCCTAATCGCTTTGCCTCCGGCAAACGGGCCATCGCGGAGTGCGACCGTTGTGGTCAGCGCTACAAGCTGAAGGAGCTCAAGCAGCTCGTCATCAAGACGAAGAACGTCAACATCCTTGTCTGCTATACGTGCTGGGAACCTGACCAGCCTCAGTTGCAGTTGGGTATGTACCCCGTGGACGATCCGCAAGCGCTGCGTAATCCTCGCCCGGACGTCAGCTACTTGCAAAGCGGCTTGAACGACAACGGCTTCCCGAGCGAAGGTAGCCGCGTGATCCAGTGGGGCTGGAACCCCGTTGGTCTCGACAATCCACTGGGTTTATCTGGGCTTCCAAATACGCTATTAGGACAAGGTCAGGTAGGCACTGTGACGGTAACGACGGAGAACTAAGATGGCCAAGGGTGGTAAGACAAACGCGCAGATGCTGGCGATGGGTCGTAACCTCGCCAAGCTCGCCAACCAGAAGAGCGGCAAGAAGCCGGTCAAGGACATGGGTAAGGTGAACAAAAATGGCTAACGGCACTCCGAAGCAGGTCCCTGTTGGTAAGAACAACAGCGGCTATCCGAACAACATCGCCAACACCCAGACCCAGAAGACGCGCGGCACCGGTGCGGCGACCAAGGGCACTGGGCACAGTACGAAGATGGGTTGATGAACTACGCTCAGCTCTTTGAGGCCATCAAGGGGTATGTCGAAAACGACTTCCCCAACACCTCGTGGACGGATTCTGCCGGCACGGGGGCGGTGACGTTTACCTCAACGGAGCAGATCAATACCTTCATCGTCAACGCCGAAGAGCGTATCTTCAACGCGGTCCAACTGCTGGACCTGCGCAAGAACGTGACGGGCAACTGCACGGCGGGTAACAAGTACCTCTCGGTGCCGTCTGACTGGCTGGCTAACTTCTCACTGGCTGTGATCGACGGTGATGGCAACTACGAGTACCTGCTGAACAAGGACGTCAGCTATATCCGTCAGGCGTTTCCCAACCCTAACGATGAAGGTCTCCCGTCTCACTACGCCTATTT